AAGGTTGAACTGAAGAACGAAATTTCAGGATCACCCACGATATATTCATCCTGGGCACCTATCGCAATCAGTTGAACAATGCCTGCAGACATGGTAATACTATATTAAAGGGAGAAAATTACAAATTAGGTTTTCTACACACGAAACGAATGATGAGAAAGTTTTTATCATTCGGACCCACTCTCTCTATGGTTTGACCATCTTCGTTGCGAATGGTGACATTGAGACGGTCGATACGACGAATGGGGTCGATATATTGAGTCACCACTGGATAATCATCCTTGAAAGTCACAGTGGTACTTGCGTCCTTGACCAGGCTCGCGAACGATCCACGGAGAATACTCAGCGATGCTTGACCATCGTATACGTTGGACGCACGGTCTGTAAATATGGAGTCCAACTGCTCGATCGACACATAACAATGTTCGGTCGCAGCTGTTGTGTTGATACGGGCAGCGAGAAGTCTCGCCTGAACAACATTTTTAACTGGTTGACTGAGAAAACATGTAAATGTATTGGAGCTAGCCTGACCAATGGTATCCACAGTGATCGTATGGTACTCATAGTTGAGATCAGGGATTGTATCCGTGGGTGAAGTAATGGAAGCCATTTATAGTTAGCTTAGATTAAAGATCCGCCGATTCCATCCTCGATCGCATAGTTAGCGTGATCGGAGACGAGTTTCTGGGCACCACAGAGACCACCGGGAGTAAGACCCATGCTATAGACGTCATCTTCTTTACCCGAACCAGCGGTACAGTCGAGACCGGGATTGAGATCGAAAATGGACGCCTCCGATACAGTCTTGATTCGGATTGGCCTGGGTTGGTACGCACTGACGTTACGAGTCAGTGCGAGGACGACGATTAATAGGATCATGACAATAATGGAAGTGACTGCATTGCGGTTCGCTTGATTCAACTTGAACATTTATTATAAGTATACATTTTTTTAAAGTGCGTTAAAGATATTTTTTTTAGTTTCTACATAGAGAGTAGATGGACGAAGAAATAATTCTCGACCGAGGAAATACAACTGTGATGAAGTTAGATGCCGATGAGCAGGCACTCATGGATGAGATTGAAATCTCTGCACCTCGTCCCAAACCAGTTCCTCGTCCAGTACACAGACAAGCTCCTCCTCAGATGCCACGACAGGAGGCGATGGATGCTTTTGTGAATCCCAATAAACAATCAGCCCCTACTCAACCTCAGCAGGATGAAGAGATTGACTATGGTGAAAATGAAGAGACTTTCTTTGATGATGAACCACCCAGCCAAGAAGAGCAGCCTTCGAAGGGGTACACCTCTATTGATGAGGAAAAGGCAGATCTGATTAACAAGTTGGGGCGTCTTGAAAAGAAGGGTTTCGCAGTAAACAAGAGACTCACAGCCTATTCGAACATCGAGGAACTGCGATCAGAGGTGAAGCGTATCACATACAGCATAGATGTGGAGCAGTCGGTACGCTTTTCGAGGCGAATGTTGATTGCGTGTGTGACTGGTCTGGAGTTCCTCAACAAGCGCTACAACCCCTTTGAAATACAACTAGAAGGTTGGTCTGAGTCTGTCATGGAGAATGTTGATGATTATGATGGTGTCTTCGAGGAGCTCTATGTCAAGTACCGCTCGAAGGTCAGTGTCGCCCCTGAGGTGAAGTTGATCATGATGTTGGGTGGTTCGGCGATGATGTTCCACCTCACGAATAGTATGTTCAAGTCGGTCATGCCTAACATGAACGATGTCATTAAGCAGAACCCAGATCTCGTGAAGAACATGATGTCCGCGGTTCAGAATACGACCAGGAATACGGATGGACCAGCTGACAACGCCCCCGTGGGTGGTACGGGTAACTACGAGATGCAGGGCCCCGGTGTCGACATATCGAGTCTCATGGGTGGTATTATGATGCCACCCCCACCCCCAATGAACACAACCATGCCCGGACCCACCAATGAGAGCGTCGCCGATGAGGATGATGTTTCGGATATCATTTCCGTTTCAGGAGACTCCACTGGTGGTGAAGTCAAAGAGGTGAATGTCGGTGGTGGCACAAAAGCGAAGCGTACTCGACGTAAGAAGAAGACGGAAATTAATCTCTAAATATATATAAATGATAGCGTATTGTCCGCTAGAGGAACTGGATCCTCCCAGTCGACGTCAGAATGTCGTCGAGGAACCCGAGGCCAAAGAGGTTAAACCTCAGGTCGGACTCGAAGAAACTGAGATGAATTACGTCGTCATGGCTTTCATTGTCGGCGTAATTGTGTTAGCCGTCTCTGATTCCATCAGGGCATAAATGTGTTAAGTCTACTTAGAGGTTTTCCCTCTTCGTAAAGTTAATTTCCGAATAATATTCCAGCTAAACCATCCCTTATTCTCAAAACATTGTAATTGACTGCATATACGTATATGGGCTCTCCCTCCACCCTTGTAACTCCAACCTGAGCACCACGAATTATCATTTTTGCATTGTCTAGACGACTGAAATTGCATGATCCAGATGGACTATATTGCGATGCATTCATACAAAAGTGATATACATAGTATCTCGTGTTAATGAGAATATCAGAGTTGTTGTCATATCCTGATACACCATATTCAGATTTGTAGTAATTTTGAACCGAATGAAAATATACAGGTGTCATGTTTTCAAATAAAGGTGTACCATTTATTTGAAGATCAACCCCGGAGAATTTAAAGTAATCATCTAGATAATTATACTTTTTCGCAAAACCAAAGAATAGCGACTTTACGGGGTGATTGAATTGACTTATATCTATGGTGATATATCCATCTCCGGTATTAAGTGGATGCTCAAGGCGCTGAACCTGTGTAATTACAAGATCCATTGAGCGTTTTACGATAGATTCTCGTTCATCTTTATCCAAAAAAATGTAATTGCCATACACTTCATACTTTGATTGAGTTTCTGTTAGTCCGTTAAAAGCATTAGGATCAAAGTCTATTTTTATTTCAATCTGATGTTTCTGAAGTGCCACAAGGGGTAGAAACGCCTTGTGATTACAGAAGAAAAATTGGAGTGGTAAAAATCCGCGATAAATCCCAGACGAGTTTAGTTCTTTAGATTTACTGTACGTATCGGACAAATAAGTTGGCCATATGTCTGTATAATAATCAAAGTGTTGCGAATCTATTTTTTGTCCACCAATGTATAAACTAATCGTTGAGTTATTGAATATACCCATAAGTCTTGTATCACTTTTTTCAAACCATACAGCGTTTATTATATCTCCTAGAACTGGTATAGTTATGGATGTATCATTTGCACCCATCGATTTTATAAATTTCGGTACCTGAGAAAAGTTTGTGTGTCTCATGAATTTCGTTCGGAAAAATGAATGTCCTTCCTCGCCCATGATGTACGCATCCTGTACTCCTTTAGAAACAAGTTGTATCAATGCACCAGACATTTAATAATTGTTCAGATTTAAAAATAGACATTTTCCCTGAGGAAAGTCACTTTTCTTTTCCTCTACGGCTTTACCGTGAATTTTGAAACCACCTTGGCGGTACACTTTCATTCTCTTGTAGTACATCGCTGTAAACACCGACCAAGGATCATGCACATCATAGATGTGTGGTTCATTCTTCTTCCCTTTCGTTTCTCTCATGATTCTTCCAATACTTTGAGTGATGTCCGATTTGGGACTTGCGAGGATAACTGTGTCGAGGGTTGGAATATCGAGACCTTCATGGGCTTGACTGAACGTTGCGAAGATGATTTTCTTTTTGGAAGATTCTTGAAGAGCAGCCTCCTTCATACCACCCATATAGAGTCCGGATGTCTTGGGGAAACATTGGTGTAGAAGTTCACAATGTTGACGGCGGTCACTGAGGACCAGAAGTTGTCTCGTTCCAGCTGAAGCCTTTTTCACGAGTTCCACCAACATCTTGTTTCTTTGACGATCCTCGACGAGTTCTGTGATCATGTTAGGCATTGAAATCTTCCCATTTCGCATAGAGGGTGGTGGGTTTCTGTAGTTTGGTGAATCAAATGTTATTGTAAAGACCTCAACCTGTTCCTGATTTTTTCTCTCAACCGCGAAGAATGTTGGACCCATGAACCAGTGGAGTACCTTTGTGAGTCCATCCTTCCTTTCAGGTGTTGCTGAAAGTCCAAAGATGTGTCGAGGACACACTTTGAATAGACTCTGACTAAACACCTTCGCACATATATGGTGTGCTTCATCGACAATCAAAGTACCCACAGTGTCAAAGTCTGTGAAAGAGTACTCCTTGAGAGATAACGACTGGAGCATGGCGATGACAAAATCACAGTCAACCTCCTTTTTATTCTGTTGAACAACCCCAATCGTAGCACCCGGACAGAACTGTTGAATACGCTCACGCCATTGATCAGCCAAAAACTGTTTGTGAACGACGATCATCGTGCGGTACCCCAACTTACACGCTATAGCCAAGGATACCGTCGTTTTCCCGTAGCCACATGGTAGAGAAAGGACGCCATGACCTGCTTGAATTGCTGCTGTGAGTGCTTCGTTCTGATGTGTGGTATCTCTGAGCTGTCCAGCGAATTTGGCTCGGATCCGGGTGGGTTCAGGTCGTCGATCCTCTTTGGGTTCCCCAAGTTTAGAAGTTCCATAGAATCGGGGAACGCAGACTCCATTCTTAGTTGGTCGGAAAACTTTGAAAGGCGGTGGAGGAAATCCAAAGTCTCCATTGACTTGGGGTCTTACCGTAAGTTCCTTTTTAATTTCCTGGATCGGTCCCTCATTTACAAGGTATCCAGTTCGTGTAAGCATATCTATTTAAAGATGAAAAACTTTAAATGGATATAAGATGCCTATCGTCGACGTTGAAGAGAACATTAAGAAACTTGAGATGAACATTGAGCAGATGACCCAGGAGATTTTCCGTCTCCAGGGTATGCTCCAGACCTTCCGTGGTTTCCAGAAGGGTGGTCTCAAGACCATTGATCTCCCCAATGATCCCAACCAGACTCAGGAGAGTGCGGAACAGCCGGAGAGCATCCAAGAGAAGCCTGAGTGATTTTCTATATTCCAAGCCCCTTTGAAGGCTATATCAATTTCCACATCATCCCCCTTTACAAGAGTCTGCACAGGACGTCCTTGGACGTCGCACATCACCCTCCTGTAACGGAATGGAACTTTCAACTTGAGTACTTTACCTTCTAGGGGGTCATCCACATTATCGTAGAGAAGGGCAGACCTTTTGGAATCGTGTATTTTACTGATGACGTCTACACAATGTTCTGGGATGTTGACACGGATATACTTCTTGTTGTTGAAATCGTACATGGGTTCATGAATGACAGCTCTGAACTTCATTGATTTCTATTACGATACACTAAGACTATAACTATAAGTAATACGATGGTGAACACTGTCACTTGTGAAAGAAGTACGGGTCGTAGAGGTTCTCTGGTCCCAAAATATTCGTGACTGAGCGTCCTAGAAACCTCAATACCCGCCTCTATACTCGAGTAAGGTGTGTGTCGAGGAGACATCATACCACACATAGCCACCTTGGGGCACTTCCCGAAAAAGGGGAGTTGTCCATTAAGGCTGAGAACACCCGAAGACTGAGAGAACTCCCACTTCTCTCCATTCCACTCGGCACCCCAACCTATGCGTACTTCACTGGGATCGGGAACACCTAACTGTTTCACAACTTCAACCTTCAGTGTTTCTGGATCCGTAGAAAGTATTTCATCGGTAAGATGGCAGATGACACACGAAATCGTTTTTGTTCCATACAAAAGTTTGGGTTGAAGATTCCATTTGGTGGTTGCAGCGACTTCAAGATCCGATTTAATGTCTGGAACCTTGTCATAATCCAAAAGAACATTGATTGCCCCATAGGTACTATCCCGAACAGTATTAACAGCATCTTTACCCCAGTTGTCTCCCATTAACTTGAAAGCCGGACTATTGTCCAGACATAGGAAAAGCATACCGTCATCAATAACAGTTCCATTTGAAAATCCTGCACGGAATGAGTCTTCACCATAATCCACCTCATTCAACTCTGTTCCAAATACAAAATTCACACCAACATTGAGGAGCGCTTCTTCCATCGCATCACACATGACTTTACCAGAAACCCTCTGTGTACAGGGTTGTGAGAGTGCGACATGATTCAAGTTTTGTACGAATTCATAAGCTGTCATGACATCCCAAGTGACACCATCCATGATAAGTGGAAGATGTTCGATACAAGCTTGGCCACTTTCCGTTAAAGTTCCAATAGCATTTTTCAGAGAAATGGTCCTGTACTTTTTTGGTTGTGTGAGTACTCTCGAAAAAAGTGAGATGAGTGTACCATAATCCCATGGTTTCAGAGAACGGAGTACATAGTTTACATGTTCACCATTATCCTTTGGTTGAAACATTTCGTCCCAAGAAATACCCATCTCTTTGAAAAGTGATTGTGTATTGATGAATGCTCTGTCGAAAACGATCCTGTGTGCGTGGAGGTCACGAGTCTCCATATCGGGTTCCCACCAAGAACCGCCTGCTGAAACCTTTCGATCGTAGATTGTGACATCGTGTTCACCTGTTCGACAGATTTCCCATGCGAGGGACATACCTGTTGGACCTGCTCCAACTATATGAATCTTCATTCTACTTTTATATCACAAATTAAATCAGACCAGTCTTTTTGCGCTCCGCGGGAGTTTTCAACCCGTACATCACGGCTACGAAAATCACAGTCGACAGAAGTGCGTACTCGATGTCTTTCGTGGCACTGAGCGCGATGAGCATCAGAGAGAAGAAACGGAACGTCTTGCTGTCGAAGAGTTTCTTGAGCCTTTCAGGAATTTGGATAGCGTTTCCTGAAAACAGACCTTGGTACAAGATGATGAGGGAGAACAGAATGGGTTGACTCTTGATAAGGAGTTCTGCGGGTCTAGTCACGGGCGAGAATGCGTTTGCAATTTTTGTCATTTATATAACTTAAGAAATAAAACCTCCGTAGGTAATAGAATGTTATGTGTTGCTCAACATGTACCAGTCAAAGTTCCAAGTAGGAAGTTGAAAACATGGAAGTTTGCTGGTAAGTTTCTATGGAAGAATGCCACTGTACAGAATAAATCAGAATTGGGTCGTTGGACGAAGGAGGAACTCCTCGAACTTGGACCAACCTTTGTAAAATTAGGTCAAATCGCTTCGACGAGAGGGGATCTCTATCCACCAGAATTTACAAAAGAGTTGGAATCATTACAAGATGACGTCCCTCCCGTGGAAT